TCAGGTGGGCGAACTGCCGTCGTAACCGAACTCGTTCGATTGAACGGGAGCGTTTGGAAGCCCCATCGCTTTCCGGATGCGGCGGAGGTTCGCCGCGACGGCGGCCTTGCTGTTCGTGACTCTCGCGGTCGCGTGCAGTTCGCGCCAGTAATCGTTCAACTCGTCGGGCCGCACGTCGAAGCGACGCAGCCAGGCGTCCGACGCAACGGTTGTGTTCAGGAGCGGCGCGGTACTGTCGAGCGTGCCGCTTTGGATAATGTCCATCTTGTCGGCGACGATAGCGTGCAACGCGGCGTTGAACAGGACGTACGCGGGCGGTGGAAGTGGCGGCTTGCCTGGGCCTGCCGAAATGCCAGATTGCGGCGCAACCCCGGCTTGAACGATCAAACCGCCCTCGCCCAACGGCTGGCGCACGTACCAGTCGGGCGGCAGCGTCAGCGACGAAGCGCCGCCAGCCGCGCGTACGAGGTCGCCGTCCAGTGCGACGATCCAGTCCACGGTTTTGATCTTGCCGATCAGATCGACAGTGCTCACTCCCATCGGATCGCCCACGTCGATCCCAGGCCCGTAGCGACGGGCGAAGAAATACTCGCTCGCTTCGTTCGGGTCGCGTCCCATCGGTGGCAAGTTGACCGCGAAACCGGCGTGACCGTGGATTGTCGGCAGGGCTTCGCAGAACGCAGAGAACAGTGCCTGAAATACCCCCGGCCGCTGCTCAAGGAAGGCGCGAGGCACCGTGAAATCGAGCACGTCCATACCGCGATTGAGCTTCGCTTGCCAGTCAGCAATCGTGAAGACTGCGAACTCGTAAAAGCCGGTCGCCAGCTTATGGTCCGCGCTCGTCATCTGAACGACCATGGCTTCGTCAGTGGGGACTGACTTGGCGAGGCTGGCGAGTCCGGGGGCCTGGTCGAGCGGCGTGGGCTGTTCGCCCTCGCTGTAAAACCAGCGCAGCGGGCCGTCCTTCGACGGCTTTTCCCCGGCGGCAACCTGCAGAGCATGGAAATATTCGTCAATCACCGCACGGTACTGCTCAAAGCACGTCACCAGCGCGGCGCGTACCGCCGGGGTGTGGCCATCGCGAAAATACACGACGCCTCGCACCACTAGAGCCGCCCCCGTGATTCCCTTTCTGTAAGCGGGCTCGTAGACCCCAAACGGCAGAGTGTCGGCGCGACGCGGGTCCGCGACCCACGCTTTGATTTCGTCTTCAGTCATGTATTTTTTCCATCACGGGAAAACAGGCGGCACGGGGGGCGGAGGCAACGCCGGGGGGAGACCGCCACCGTTCGACATCGAGCTTCCACTGCTTCCGCCCAGCACGTCATCCATGTCTGTAGAGGTTTGGGACTGCTTTTGCGTGGACGTTTTGCTATCTGAATCATCGTCACCGCACCCGCATTCGGCCGGACCCAGTGTCACAAACTTTGACCGTGCGCCGGCGATGCGGATGTAGTCCCGCTCTTGGTTGCGACCGAAAGCGTCTGGCGGGAACTTGAACTCCACGACCTGAGAAATGTTTGATTGCACCGGCGGTTGTGTCGGATCGTTGACGACTACAACGTCGGGCCGGCGCAGGTTGCCTTGGCCCGCTTTGTACTGCGTGCGTCCTCCGGGCCAGAAATCTTCTATCCATTTTCGCAGATCGGAGTGCGGCTGGAGCGGATCGTCTGGGTCCGTTACCGGTTCGGGCGGATTGGCTTGCATGTTGTAGGTCTGTTCAGGCCTGTACTCGGTCGGAGTGCCTGTCGCGATACGCGATACCTCGTTCGCTGCATCCAGCCGTTGCTGCACGCAGCGCTGGCGCTGGATTCGCCCGTTCCGCGTGGCAACGCCGATGACTTTGCATTTGCACAGGACGGAGCATAAGACCACGCGATCTTTCTTCGACAGACGACCGTTCACTCCGACCTGTGTCGTTTGACCCTCGCCCGGCGACATACCACCGGATGCAGAGCCGCCCCCGTAGTCGCTCATGCGCCCTCGCTCCCTGGGTGGCTGAAAGTTAGCGACGACGCATCGTGGCCGTCGAGCCAGTCGGTGAACCCGTTCGCGTCGGTCTTGCCCTGAACCGTGCGTCCGTCGACGGCTCGCACGGTATATGGATGGCTCGCCACGGGCTTGCGCGTCGTGTCGTCGAGCACCTGAAAACGACCACGGTACGGCGTTTCCTGGCTCGCCTGCGAGCGCACGCTTTTACCACCGCCGACCGAGCCGCCCGGACCGCTGGTCGGTTCGGCGGTGGCGGTGCCTTGGCTGGCGATGAGCGATGCGCCGCACGCGGTCTTGTCACCCTCAGACGCCACAGCGCGACCATCGAACGTCATGCCAAGATTCTTGACATCGACGATGGGGTAGACACCGCCGCATTTCGGGCAAGAAACCTTGTCGCCCAGCAACGCCAGCGGCTTGCCATCGACCATGTTGGTCACCGTGCAGGCCAGCACACGACCACCGTGCGAAGTCGTGTCCCCTTCCCTGATGAACGCAAAACCCATGCTGCATAACCTCTCGATATTTTGTCGGAGAAATGTAGCACGCGGGAATTTTGGGATGAGCCATCCTGCTAAAACTGGTAGGGGCAAGCCGGGCCCGCTCAAGATTCGCGGCTTTTGCGTACGCTTAAGTTTCGCGACACCTGTTAGCCACCTTTCCGGAAGTGCGAGCGGTGCCGGGCAGTGGTCGGATCGTCTCGCATTTCCATTTCTAGCGCCGTTTCGAATCCACTATCGTTGATCGTGTGCGTCGCCTTCTTCACCAGCCACGGCGTTGCGTCGATCTCCGGTTTGAAGCCTGAAACGGTCACGGGCATTTCGGGGAAGGCATCGGGCCGCGCTCGGGCAAGCGTGTAGTCGAAGGTCGCCTGGCTGCGCTGCGTGCGGTCATACTCGGCTTGCGCCGCCGCGCGCGCTTCGGCTTCGGTCGCGTAGTCTTCCGGCAGCACCTTCATGTTCTTGTTGTTCTCTCCGCCAATCACAACCGACTTGCGTTTTCCTTTCGCGTTGGAGTGGTAATGCGCGCGCACACCCGCGTAGCTTTCGCGCTGCGCGACGTGATAGCGATGCCGGTCGCCGCTTGAGCGCGTCAACTCGATAACGCCGAGCGGCTTGCCGCTCACCGTCTTGCCGGTGCCGATCGGCATGAACAGCAGGCGCAAATCCTTCACGTTCATCACGGCGTCGTAACGCTTTGCGAGCCGGGTGAGAAACGACATGTCGCTCTCATGCGTCTGGTCGATGTGGTCGATCACGATCTTCGCGATTGCGGCGCCAATCGCCGGCTTGAGCGAGTGGCGGGTTGCGATCGCGCGCACGATCGCGCCGAGCGTCTGCCCGTGCCAGCTCTTTTCCCGGCGTTCGTGCATGGCGTTCGTCATCGACGCCGAGCGGGCGCGCACGGTAATCGTATCCGGTGCGCCGCTGTGTTCGGCTTCGTTGACGGTGAATGTCCCTTTGTCGATCAGTGGCTCACCGACCCAGCCGATCGATACCTTGATTTCAGCGCCGCGCTTCGGAATCGCAAGGTCGTTTTTCGAGTCGTCGAGCACGAGGTCGAGCATGTCGGCTTCGTCGCCGCGCGACTCTGAAACCGACAGGGAAATGAGGCGCGGTGCGATGAGGCGCGACAGGTCGCGGCCGTCGAGCGTCACGCGATAGTCGGCCTGCGGTTCGACGCGATCGACCGGTGCGGCCGTTCGCCCGGTGGCGTTGTTCTTGTCGGCGAACATTATTCGTCTGCCTCGTCGGCCTTCTGCGCCTTCTGTTTCACCATCGAGAGCGCTTCATCGTCGACGCGTTTCAGCGTCAGCGAAAATTCGATCTTTCGCGGGATGCCTTCGGTCGTGTGATAGGTCTGAGTCTCGTTCAGTGAGTCGATGGTGAAAGCGCCGTACACATTGCCTGCACCGTCCACCAGCACATACGCATCGCCGGCGTCGCCCATCGTCGCCAGTTCCTTGATTGACGCAATCGAGCCGACCGACTCGGGCGCGACGGTGCCAGCGAGCGTGATCGTGTCATCGCCCACGCCGACGAACTGGCTTGAGTCGCGGGCGCCGACTCGCGAGCTGGTGCGGTGTTTCCAGTTGCGTTGACGCTGCAACTCCTTGAACGGTGCCGAGGTCAGGCTAAAAACGAACTGGTCGAGGGACATCATCATGACCGTTTCCTCCGTTTATTGGTCCGACAGGCTTGATCCACGGCGCGCCTGTTCCGACCGCGTCGCGCGCTCAAGCTCGGCACGCACCATGCGTCCGATTTCAGCCGGATCCATGCCTGGCGCCGCCTGAATGTGAATGGTGATCGGGCCGAACGCCGCCGGCGCTGCATTGCCGACCGCGCTGGCGGGCGCTGGCGCCGCTGTCAGGGGCGGCCGGGTGTCAATGGGTACGGTCGGCCGAACGATCGGTACAGCAGCCGCCTGTGCGATCGCTGCGCCGTTGGCCAGCGCCGGCATGCCGAACGAGGTCGCCGCGATCGTGGCGAGGCCGATCGCCGCCTTCGCTACCCGCCCCTGTTCGCCTTCCATGCCGATCGCCGCGCCCTGCCCGATGAAGCCGCCCAGCTCGCCGAATACGCGGCTTGGACTATGGATGCCAAGCTTTTCCTTGAACCATCCGACCGTTGAATCAGCCACGCCAGTAATCGCATCCTTCACCGCGCCTAGGCCGCTGGTGATGCCGTTGACCAGGCCAGAAAGGATGTTCACGCCGAACTGTGAAAACTTCGCGGGCAGCTCGAACCCGAACCACGACAGCACGCCGGCGAACGCCTGATAGAAAAGCCCGAGCGGCGACCAGTTGAGAATGAATGCGCCCATGCCGGCGAGGCCGCCGCTGAACGCTGTAGCCCCATCAGCCATGAACGATTCAATCAACCGCGGCAAGGCGCCAATGCCTTTGGCGACCAGCTCAAGCGGCAGGAAAATAAGCCGCAGCCCGCGGCTGATTGCGTCGCCGAACGTGCGGCCGTAGCCGGCGGCCTTGCTCAGTCCGTCGCCCGTTGTGTGTAGTGGTTCGAGCAGCTTCGCAAACCAGCTCCATATACCCGAAAACAGATCCATGACAGGCGCGAAGATCGGCTTGAGTGCGGTGCCGATCGCGCCGAGTGCGCTGAACATCGGCGCGAGCGCAGCGCGCACAGGTGCGAGCCCTGCGAGCAGACCGTCGAACATGCCGCCAAAGAAAGCCTTGATCGGCTCCCAATACTTGCGGATCACCAGCGCCGCGACAGCCACGGCCGCGACAATCGCGACAATTGCCAGTCCGATAGGCGTCGTCAGCATGGCTCGGCCGGCGAACATCGCGGCCGAGCCAAAGCCCCGCCATGCGGCGGCGCCGGCGCCGAGTGCCTGCCGCAGAATGCCGCCTTCCATGCCCAGCGTCTTCATGCTGAATTTCACGATCGCGAGCGGGCCGAGTACGCCGGCGAGCGCGATGGACAGCGTGCCGACGACGACCAGCAGCGCTGCGAGCGCGGCAAGCGTAACGAGAATGACGCGGGCGGCCGTCTGGTGTTCCTTCATGAAGCCGTTGATTTTTTCGATCGCGACCGAGGTTTTATCGAGAGCCGCGTTATAGATCGGGATGATCTTCTCGCCGATTTCTTCTTTCAGGTCTTTCAGCTTCGCAATCGCTGCCAGCTCCTTCCCTTCCGTTTGCTCGCGGGCGAGACCGTCGAGATCGTCGATGCCGTAAGCGCCCTTGTTCAGCCGCTCGCTTTTGTGAATCTGGTCACGCTGCAGGTACATCGTCGAAAACAGATTCGCGCCGTTGCCGTTCGTCATGATGGTGGCAAACTCGCTCAGCACCTTCTCCTTGTCGGTGATGCCCATCGCGGCCAGCTTCGGCAACAGGACCTTCTCCATCCACTCAAACGGTGACTGGTTGTAAAGCTCGTGGCCGATCAGCGCGTTTGGTTTGATGCGCTTGACCGTTCCGGTCGTGGTGTACTCGACCGACTTGGTATCGACGAGCCCCAGCTCCACCATGCGTTTCGCAGCTCGCACGGTAGTCTTGCCTTGCATGAGGTTGCTGTACGCGGCAGACACGCCGGTGCCCGCAGCATGCCCGCCCATTTCCTGAATCAGCGGCTCCATCTGGTAAAAGAACGCGTCCTGCCGCATCTGCTTGGCCGCCGTCTTACCCGTCTGGATGAAGTTGCGCCACTCGTCGCCGCCCACGCGGCCGCCGGTCGCGGACAGCACCTTTTGAACCATGTTCGCTTCACTCTTGAACGTCGCTTCGTTCTTGGTGCCGCCGCGCAGCTCAATGACCTTGAGCATGTTCATGAACTTCTCTTCGTTCTCGTGCCCCTGTTCTCCGCCGAACATGGCTTCATTCGCGAACTTCATTTTGGTCAGCGTGGGCATAGCCATCTGCGCGTGATGCTCATCCGCGAAGATCGACATACCGTCACGCATCAAGGTCATCTTGTCGGACAGGCTCGTGCCGACCGTTTTCATCGATCGCACGTAGGCTTCCGCGTCTTTGGTCGCGCGTTCGCCCAGGCCGAGCGCCGTAATGCGGCCGCGCTCGTTCTGTACCTTCTTGGCCTCGTCGAGAGATTCATGCATGTCGCCCAGCATGTGCATACCGGTCGAGCGCGCGGCATAGCCGCCTACCGCCATGCCGGCGGCCACGCCCTGAATGGACTGCATGCTTTTGCGGGCGGTCGCCAGCTTGCGCTCTCGCTCGCTGATGGCATCGAGCTTGCCCATCTGCGCATTCATCGTGGCCGTGGTGGCGGCGATGTTCGTGCGCAGCTCGCGTTCGTGCTGCGACAGGTTGCGCGTGTCGATGCCAGCGCCGGCGAGACGTTGCCGCATCTCCTGCAGGCCGGCCGTCTGTTTCTTCTGTTCGGCGCTGAGCTGCGAAGCGGCCTGCCTTGCCTTGCCCAGCTCGGCCGTCATCTGCTGCGAGGGCGGCCCGAACGCGCGCAGCGACCCGGCCAGCTCCCTCACGCGGCCGCGTGCCGCGTTGAGTTTGGTGGACGTGTCCGTCAGGCCGCTGTGCAGCTCGCGGAATTTGCCAACGTCCTTTTGCGCTTTGCCCATGTCGGCCAGCTCGCGCCGCGTTTCCTTGAGCGAGCTGGCGAGCCCCTTGTTACCGGCGAGCATGGTTTTCAGGGGCTTCGTGATGCCGTCGATCATGTCGAACATCACGCGCAGTTTCAGGGCGTTATCCATCGTTATTCGTTCCGCTTCGTAGTCGCGCGCGCTCGCGCCATTCCATCAGCTCGGCCGGGTAAAAGGCGTCCATCGTGGCCGGTGTCCATCCGCCGAACACCGTCGCGATATCCGCCATTGCGTCTTCTACCCTTTCAGGGAGTCCAGCTTCGCTCTCATTTCCTTCGGCATTAAAAAACCGGCGAAGATACCCCCCAATTGAACGAGGTCGGCCGGGTCGAGCTGCGCCACGTCCATTTCGGTGAGCGTCGGCGTACTGATACGCGGCAGCACCTTTTGAAGCGAGGCGATATCGAGGTCGACGAGGCTCGACAGCGACGTGCCGCGCAGCTCGCCCGAGGTCGGCCGGCGCAGCGTGATATCGGTGATGGTCTGCACGCCGCGCCTGATCGGAAAATCGAGCGTGTGCGTGTTCGGGTCTTTGGCCGCCGGCGCGGTGGTGTCGAGGTCTTGCGAAGCGGTGTCTTTCGTGGTCATGGTTGTATCCGTGCGGGTGATGAATATGATTGCGAATGTGACTTATGAGGCCTGCCCGATCGAGGGGCAGGCCTGCGCGTGTTAAAGGCCGATCGCGTTGCGAAGTTGCTGCAGCAGGTCGACACCGTTGATCTTCTCGATCATGTTGATGAAGTCCATTTCAATGAGGTCTTCGCCGTTCACGGAAAGCTTGTAATAGCTCGCCACGGTCGTGATCTTCATTTCGGTGTCTTCCTTCGGCTTGGTGGAACCGAAGTCGATTTCCTTGTGCCGCCCCTTCACGACGACTTCGATCGAGTCGTAACCGTCCTTGTCTTCGGCCTGGTAGCCGCCGGCGAAACGCAGCAATACGCCATCGTGTTTCGTGATGCCGTATTGCTTGAGAACGTCCGGCATGAAGCCGCCGCACGTCCATTCGAGCTGGATCGCCTCCTGCCCGAAATCGATTTGAATCGGGCCGCTCATGCCGCCGCCCTGATAGTCCTCCATCTTGCGCGTCAGCTTCGGCAGCGTGATTTCCTTCGTTTGCCCGACAAAGTTCGTCCCGTTATGAAACAGGTTGAACCCCTTCATTTTGCGTGGCATGCCCATCTTTCTTACTCCCTGTTAGGCCGTGACGCGTGAGGCGAAATCGGCGAGATAGCGGTCAGTGATGCGCTGGCGAAGCATCAGGTTTTCTAGCGGCGGAACCGGGCAATAGTCATAGTCGATGTACGACTTGCCCGATTTGAGAACGTCGGTCGTGTTCGGCTCCGGGTCGAACCACGATGAGCCGTCGATCAGATAGCCCTGCGATTTCCACTCGCGGAACTTGCCGTTGATGCTTTCGATAATGTCGCGCGCGAGTGACGGATTCAGCGGCCCGTCGACGACCGGCATCTGTGCTTCGGCCATCGTGTCGGCCAGCACCTGCGCGGTGCGCGTGTAGTTCTCGAACGCGAACAGCGGATCATCCGAACAGGTGCGCGAGCCCCAGAAGCGATAACCGTTCCGGTTGATGAGCGTCGTCACGTCCTGTTCGTTGAGATAGCCGGCATCGGTGGCCGGGTCCTGCAGATCCCACGAAACCGGCAGGCTGATACCCGTCACGCCATTGACCGCGACGTTGGAAAGCGTCTTGTGCCAGCCGGTCGCCTGATCGATAAGCGCACGCAAACCAACGGCGTAGGCCGTGGCCGGGACTTCCACCGTCTGGTTGGCGTTGTCGTCCCACGCGAGGAAGTCCGGCCAGATCACCATGACCTCGCGCGCGCTGAACTGCTTGCGGTAAGCCGTGGCTTCTTCCTTCGTCTTCGCGCCGGCGGCGTAGATGTAGGCGAAGCCTTTCAGCGCCTTCGCCGTGGCGGCCAGCTCGGTCCCCACGGCCTGCGTATCGAGCATGGGCGC